ATTGTCGCCGAACAGTGTTCGACCACGAATAGCCTCGATCGCGGCGATGCGCACGGCGATCCTGACGATGCTCATTTTTCACCTAAGGACATGATGAGACGACCATAGTTGCGATCGTCTACTGCCAGAACCTCGAAAGCAGGCTCGCCAGCTCGGCTGATTGCGCGGACCGCATCGCCCTTTTTGAGCAGGACGTCTGGATATTTCACTCTGTCGATGTGAAGCTCAGAGGTTCCTGCCTGCAAGCGGCTTCGCCACCCCCTACCCTGTCCACCCTCGATACTGCCGCCTTTGCTGGCGCCAGTACGAAGGACTGCCTCTATGACACGCTGAGGCCTGTCCGGGTCAGGGGCCCCGCCTTTCATAGGCGATAACCGCACGGGTTCGGCAAACTTCTCGTCGACAGTGGCAACCACCTTGTTTCGAAGCTCGTGAAACCGTGCGGCGACCGGCATCAGGATACTTTCTCCGCGGCTTCGATCGTCGCGACGATCTCAGCGTTGGTCTTCGTCGGGTCAATGGTGATGTTGTTGGTGCCGGCATAGGCAACAAGCTCGTCCTTGGTCATCTTGACGAGAGGCTTTCCGCCGGCCGGTTCTTCCGACTTGGACTTCTTCACCTTGTCGACGAGTGTCGCGCCGGCTGCGTCCGCCTTCTTGGCAACACTTTCGGTGACTTCGCCAGCCCAGTTGCGCGGGATGGTGATTTTCTGGTCGTCTTCGTTGACGTATTCGAAGCGCTTCTTGAAACGGCGAAACATCCGATCCTCCTCACTGTCCGACGGTGAGCTTGATCATGACCTGCGGTCGCGTGCAGATCGGGAGCAAGTTCGATTCCGTGTGCATTTCCTGGCCCTTGCCGTGCGGAAGATCGTCGGTCGAGACGAAAATCTTGTCCGTCGGGCTGGGCGCGCTGTTCGCATCGGCAATCGTGTCCGGCGGCGCGTTGTAGCGCTTGAAGTAGGGCGTCCCCAACGGAACGAGGATCGCCTCGTCGTCTGCGATCGCCTCTTTCGTAAGGAAAGTGCCATCGGGCTGACGGATCTGGAACTCTTCGTCGATACGCTCGAGGCGAAGGCCGGCGAAAGAGAAGCTGTCTTCAATCTCCTCCCGGTTCGGGTTCGGCGTGATGCCGGCATAGGCCTTCAGGTTCTCGCGAACATCAGCGTGGCCGACATACTTATCGAAGAATTCGGTACCGGCCAGGACGATCGTTCCGCGCGTAGCAGCGCCGCGCAGTTCCTTGCGGAGGATAGCCTTCGCCTCGCGGTTCTTCGCGGAAATCGACGTGCTCTCCGTATCGAGCGCGAAGTTGATCGTGTGCTGCGTCAGGTCGAACTTGTCGTAGAGATCGACAAGCAACTTGCCTTCCGCGTCCAGAACCAGACCATTCAAGGCGCCCCAGTCCAAGAAATTCCAGGTTGCCTCATGCTTGTTGCGCATAGAGGTAAGCTTCTGGTTATAGACGCCGGCCAGCGTCTCGAAAGCGCGCTCCGCGCCCCAGGCGAGCAGGTTCTGCATATCCGAAGGCGTGATGGCGTCATCGAGCGGAAAATGAGGAATGCCGATGTACACTGCCTGACGATCGCCACGCATGTTGAGATTGGTCTCACCGCCGCGTTCGCGCGCTGGGATGATCGTGATTTCGTCCTCGGTGAGACCGATTCGAACATAGGTCGTCGCGATCGGCTCATCGGTGAAAATACCGAGCTGAGCAGGGCGACCCGTTTCATAGGCCGGCACGTTGATGCTTTCGGTCAGCTGATCCGGTGCGAACTCCGGAGCGCTGAGGTAGTCATGAGTTGTGGGCATGGATCAAACTCCATTGCGGGCGACGATGCCCAGGGCTTCGAGAGATGCGAGGGCGGCGCTCCGCTGCGCGGCCGTGATGCCAGCCGGCCAGACAAGAGCCTGGAGCACGACCTGCGCACGACGTTTCAGGTTCACGACTGTGACATCTGCGGATGTCGCGTCAGCGTTCTGCAGGATGATCGCAGCCGCTGTCTGGGAGCCGTCGCTCGCGGCGGGCGTGAAGGGCTTGTACTTTCCGGAGGCAGTAACGCGGCCGAGAACGGTACCGCAGACCACCTTGCCGGATCCGGATACGAGAACGTCGTCATCCCGAGAAAAACGGTTCTTGCCTTCGTCCTTTACGACGTCGGCATCAGTTTTGAAGGAAAAGGTTTCCATAATGGATCTCCGTTACTTGACGCCGTGGCGACGCTTCATGTCCGCGACCAGATCGACGCGCATCGCGGCCTTTCCGCTCGGCTTCGAACCTGCAGGGGAATTGTTGAGCCCCTGGGCATTCATGCGGCGGGGCTGGAATTCCTGCTCGGGTTCCGGCTCTTCGGTGGCGGAGGCCTTTGGGGAAACCGCGAGCGTGGCCTTGATGGTGTCCACAGTCATTTCGGTCTCATCGACGAGATGCTCTGCGAGAGCTTCTCGGCCAGCAGCTTCCTCGAGTGCCATGACAGCCTTCCGGCGGGCTTGGTATGCGGCGACGGCAGACTTACCTGCATCTGCCTTGGCCTTCTCGATATCGGCGGTGTCATCCCCGCCGTTCTTTTGAACAGACATGGTTTTCTCCTTGGTCTGTGGTCGGTGGGATGCAGCGGACGAGGCCGTGCGGTTCTCGGCGTCAGGCAGACGCCAATCTTTTTTGGCTGCCAGGGCTGTCAGGCGCTTTGGTGCGTGAGCGTAGGCACGATAATCGAACGCCGCGACAGGTTCGGCCTTGACCTCCGTCGTGTCGTCGGCAAACCCTTCCTTGACCGCGTCTTCCGGAGTGAACCATCGCTCGGCTTTCATGATTTCCCGGCATTCCTCTGGGGTCTTTCCGGACTTGGCCGCATAGACGCGAGAATATGCGGTTGCCAGAGCTTCGAGGGCCTCGATCGTCTTGGTATGATCCGTCGAGTTGCCGAACGTGTATCCGCTCGGGTCGTGGATCATCATCACTGCGCCGGCCGACATGGTAACGGTGTCACCGGCCATGGTGATCAGAGAAGCCGCTGAGGCAGCGATGCCTTCGACGACGACATCGGTTGTGCCAGACCGCGCCGACAACAAAGCATGAATGGCCGCGCCTTCCGAGGCTATACCACCTCCGGAATTCACGTAGACGACCAGGTCGGCGTCATCATCGATTTGCGCGAGCGCGAGAACGACGTCGCCGGAGGTAAAGCCGTCTTCGAAATAATAATCGCCGACATAGCCGGAAAGCCGAAGCTTGCCGTCTTCAAGAATTGCAGACATGAACGATACCTCAGTAGGGACGCATGATCCCGCGGGCAGCGAAGCGCGTGCGAGCCGGCTTCTCCCCTCGGGAAATTTGACAGTTGCGAATGGCCTCGTTCAGAGCCCGCTGGACGTCGCCAAGGCTGGCATTGGCATACCGGCTCATGTCTTCTCCGAAGCGCGCTTCGGTGACCATCTCGCCGGAAAGCATTGCCTCCTCGACTTTTCGCAGCCTCACTGCTCTGGCGCACCAGTCAACAGAGAGAGGATCAACTTCTGGATCGTCAGCCATCAGGCAGCCTCCTTCGCGGGATCTCTGTTCCCTTCGACCGCGCCACCCTGCGGCCCCCCTCCGCCTTGCGTTCGACCAAATGGAGCCGGGACGTCGGATTTCTCGAAGAGGCTCTTTTCTCGACCAAGTTGAGCGATCTGCTCCTCGCCGTTCTTGCCGCGGCGGGCGCAGACATCGAAGAAACTCGAGATCCCGAGTTCAAGTTCGATCTTGTCAGCCATTGCGGTCTTGTAATCGTCGGCGGAAGGTGCAGCCGGTCCCTGCCATTCAGCCTGAAACACACTCTCGCGATCTCGACTGAATGCACGGTAGCCGCCCTTGAAGGCAATTTTCCCCCGGAAGATCATCTCCTCGAGCCATCGCTCATAGACGGCCTGCATGAACGGCGCGACGATCCTGCTGCGGCGACGCAAAACAATTGGCCAGATGCTGGCTACTGCCATACGAACCGACGAGTAGGTCGCGTTCGAATGGTCCATCGCGAGGCTCTCGAACGTGATGCCCAGGCAGCGGGCAACTTCTCGGAGCAAGTTCTGGAAGAACGGGAGGTACTGCGAACCTGGCGTCGAAGCGGTATGCATCTGGAATTCTTCGCCTGGACCAAGGTGGTTGATCCTGGCAGAGTCCGCCATTGAAATACCCTTATCTTTCAGGGCATTGATACGCATATCCCACACATCGATGAGATCCTGCTGCAAACCGCCTATAAACGAGCTCCAAGCCTTCTCCCCTCCTTCGAAGTCCGAGGGAATTGCCATATCGCTAAGCTGCTCGATCGCTTGAAAAGCCTCGGCACTGGGCTCCGGGCTTTTGATGGTAGCGGCAAAGATCGTCTGCATCAGTGCCGTAGCCAATGTCGCATCAGCGAGCTGGTCGGACTGCGCTATAACTTTCAACGCCGGAGCGAGAACCGAAATTCCGCGAGGGCTGTTTAGGTTCTCACCGCGATCCATCACATGGATCACGTCCGCCGCATCGATGTCCTTATCTTCGTCCAGACCGCCCGATCGAACCTTAAAGCGATAAGCAACTGCTCTGCCATAGGCGTCGTGAATGATCCCGTGATCAAGCCCCTCAACCTCATTAGAGATGCGAGGGCAGCGATGAGCAGCAATCAGGGAGACCTTGGTTCCTGTCTCCAATCCCAGTCTTTCCTGCTCTCGCAAGGGCAGATTGTCGAGAATTCCGAACCCCTCGCCGGATACGAGATCGGAACGGAGGATCGCGTCCGCCATCTCAGCTATGGTCGCCTTACCGGCTAGATCGCATTCCTTCGGGTTCCAAGCCCAACGACGGTATTCCGTCTCAACGTTGCGGCACCACTCCGACGCCTCGTCATCTGTGTATCCGAACTTCTTGAGCTTGGCGCGGCAGTTGAGCTTGAGCTCTTCGCCTATAGTGTCGCAGAGGATCTGCTGAACCGCGCCAGCGATCCAACCAGAGTTATGCAGGAAGTCCGTAGCGAGAGCCGATGCTCGCTCGGCAGCTTCTCGCACATCGACCTTGGCGTCGCGAGTGATAGCGCGGCGCATGCCGAGAATGCCGGCACGATCGCCACGCAGGTAGCGCATCACCGTCTTGCCCCGGCTCGCCTGCTGCTTGCGGCGGAACCGGTCAATGAATCTGGCAACAGCGCTCATTTGTAGGCGTTCCACTTCTTCCGAGTGCGCGGTTTGACTGGCTCGGTGGGATCAGGATCAACCGGCATGGCAGGCACCGAGGCCGGCTTCACAAAAGGATTTTGCTCAGCGGCTTCGAAGAGATCGGCCGGTTCTTCGTAGTTTCCGTGAAGTTCACGCACCAGGTCAGCCCACCGGTCGAGCGTCAGGCGACGCTTGTTCTGCAGGTGCCATGCGAGTGCGAAGGCGTATACAGTGGCATCGAACCAGTCGTTCTTTCGACCGATAATCTTCATCCACTTTTTGCCGGCCTTCGGCGTGATCATCCGCCTTGCCCGCCGGTTGATACTTGCGCGAGCCTCCTCCTCGGCATCGACAAGCTTCTCACCCGTCAACTCCATGGCGAATTCCTGATCGCAGAGATCCGCCGGAAGATGGATGGTGTTGCGCGGCCACTGACCAGCCTCTGACCGGCCTTGAACAAGGTTTGCCATAGCTGCTGTGACGGCAGTCTTTACGTCGTAAAGGCCTACCGGATAGAGAAGAACCTTGGAAACCACGCGCTTGCGCTGATCCTTGATATCCCTTTTGACCGGTGTTCCGAGCCATGGCAAACCGATCGGCTCCCGCCCATCGAGGGCATACACGTTGGCTCGACCAGCGCAGAACCTATAAACGCGATCGGTGGCCCAGCCAGAGTCAACGCCCGAGAGATCGATACCCTTTTCACGTTGACCACCCTCGGTCGGATATTTGCGGGAAAGCGCATCCGACAAAGCAATCCAAGGATCGTCGTCCTTGTCCGGCGCCCCCTCGAATACCTCTCTATCGACAAGCTGAACCTGATCACGAGGTCCGATGGCGTAGGTAACCCACTTGATACCGTACCCCTGAACGTCGGCAGCCGAAACAAGCAAAGCTGCCCAGGAAGGCACGACGCGGGACGGCGCCATATTGAGCTTGGCCGCATCAACAATCTTTTCCCACTCGACAGTGACGCCGGCGGGATCATACGGCCTCGCCAGATCCTGCTGGAAGAACGTCCGTTCCTTTGTCGTGTCGCCTTCAGCGTCGAGCCACCGCTGCCAAATCTCAGACCACTTCTCACGAGGTGCGTAAGCCGCCCATAGATCGTAGCTTGGCTCCCAATCTCGGCACCTGCCCTCTTTCGGCCGGCAATACCATGTGTCGATTTCCACTGCCGGTATTGCGAGCGGGACAGGGTCGGCGCCTTCGTGAACACGCCTAGCAATCCATTTTGCTCGACGCTGCATCTCTGGCTTGTGGCCATCGAGGATAACGCCATCGCAGGACATGCAGCGCATGTGAACAGGCAGGCCTGCCTCAGCGTCCGGACCTCGCATATTGTCGAAGTCGAAGGCCTGAAACGTGTCGCAGTGCGGGCACGGCACATAAAAGAACCGCTGATCACCGCTCTCGAAATCGTCCGAGATAGCACACTCACCGGCCATGCCAGGCGTCGATCCCTGCCATTCCTTGGCAAGATCGCCATACATCTTCTGGCGGGCACGTGCCTGGTCGCGAGGTGAACCACGACCGTCGACATCCTTCGGGTAGCCCGTCACCTCGTCCATGGCGAGGTATTTGATCGACACCATCTGCAGGCCCTTAGACGAACCGGCATTGACGATCTGGCAGAAGCCACCGGCGTATCGTTTGAAAGCCGTGGTCGACCCCTGCTCGTCGCGGCTCGATACCGGCTTGACCTTGTGCTCAATCCTCGGTGAGGCGTCGATCGTCGGCTGCAGCTTGACTCGGTTGAACTTCGTCGCCTCGTCCAGCGTCGGAAGAATAATCATCATCGATCCCGGCGCCTGGTCGACGATGAAGCAAAACCAGTTCTCGACCATCGTCGACTTGCCGAGCTGCGCAGCCCAACGGCAGGTGACGCGCCGTGCCGGATGATCCGGATGCAGGCAATCCTGAGGCTCCCGAAGATACGGGACGCGATCGGTGAAGAAATCACCCGGCCATGGCGATCCAGATTCCGCCGAGACCTTACGATAACGGTCAGCGTGCTCACTGATTGTAAGGTCTTCAGCGGGTCGACTGGCGACAGCCATTCCGCGCAGGAGCGCCAGCGCACCGTTCGGCAGGTGCGGGAAACGCAGTCGCGTATCGTGGATGGTCATTGCAGCAGCGATGCCTGCTCTTCGTGTGTCGTATCGGTGTCACCGGCATCATCCTGCCGGCGCATGTTATCAAGCTTTTCGAGGACCAGCCGGTTGAATACCGTCAGTCCGGCCTTCGAGAAGTTCTTCAGCGCGAGGCGAATGACACGCTCTTCCCAGCCATATTTGAGCGAGAGTGTCTGCGCCTCGTTTTCTACCGCTCGTTCGAATGCGCTTTGCATCATGGCAACAGCATCGCGACCTGCCTGATCGACCTCAGCATAGGGCGTCAGTTCCTTGCGGCGTTCCGCCAGGTCCATTTCTCGCATCTCCGCGTCGGCTTGCGCCTTGCGGGCTGTGCCATCCGACTGGGATCCTGCGAACCGTCCTGCAGGAGAAGCACTCCTCGGAGCGGCCGATGTCGGCGCAGCCGCGGGGACTTGCGTCCTGATCCTGATGTTTTCACCGCGGTGAGCAACCAGCGCAATGAAATCGACCAGGTTAGATTTTCCATCCGGTTTTAGCGGCAGTGCCTCGGCGTGCTGCTTCAGGTATCGGGATAGCGTCGACCGATCGACCCGGTCACCTGCTTCCGTCAACCGGGAGGCGGCTTCCGTGATCGAAATCCATTCCTCGTCCATCGTGCAAGGTCCCGTGCATCACGTGTGTCTGCACGTGTATTCGTGTACCGCTTGCGACGAGGCACACTGGTAAAATCCCGCAGTCGCGCGCTTCCGTGGGTGCTGTTTTTCTGGGGTACGGTCCCTGAATGGGGGGGTACACCCCCCTTGGGGTGTTGCGTTTTCGACACACAACCGCCTCCCAAAGGGTATATTCCCGTTTTGTGGTCGTAGGACAGCAGGTTAGGTCGAATAACTTTTCTGTATTTTCAGCAGCTCTAGACCAGCAATTTGGCGGCCAATGCCTCAATCCGCTGAGGCAACGTGGTGCGAACCTCAGCTTGGAAAGCTTTAGCCGTCATCCCGCGAACCATCTCGGCGGGGATGAATACACCAGACCTTGCGAAGGTGTAGTGCCGACCGCTTCCCCGGTTGCGAAACATCACGTGCCCACCGAAATCAGGGACGTTCTTACGATCAGGGAACACACCTCCCCGCATGAACGTGCCGGGATAGAGCGTTCGCTTGCCGAAAGGCTTGGCTACAACGCCTGCCTCGGTCTCGCGAGGCTGCAGATATTTCAGCCTGATGTTTCCGCCTCTCGATCGGAGATCATATGCCAGCTTACCAGTGAAGGCTCGCTCGCTTTTGACCGCGCGGCGGATAACGGCACGCTGCAGGCCAGTCTGAGACGTCAACTCCCGGACGACTTTCGTCCTCGCTCGATCACCCACCTGGTTCATCAGGCGGGGAAGAGCTTTCGGAAATTTATCCTGCAGGTCTCGAACCTGTCGAGCCTGCCACTCTAATCCCCTGATGTCATCCCATGAGACGACAAGGTCCAATTCCTTGGCCATCAGAGCACTCCAATCAATGCCGCCATCACAGCAGCGGAGTTCATGGCAGCCTCCACAGCAAAAAGATCAAAATTTCCGATATACCTAAACAAAAAAAGGCGACCGTCTGGCCGCCTGATCTTTCGGACATAGCTTGCGCACTTGCCTTGAATCGATCCTCGCTGCTGAGGGTCATAAGGCTGGGGCTGGTGGCACTGTTCCCTTGGCTTAATGGAGCCTGTTCTGGCGGGATCTAGTCCCGGCATCGGAGGGTGTGCTCTGTTCCTGCTCGTCCAATGACTGAATGACTCTCACAGCTTCTTCAGAAAGGCAAGAGGGATTCTGGCGATCTCGAAGTCGCGCCCCATGACCTGGATAACGACTCTTGCCCAAGCCTGCCGGCACCACTGCACAGCGAGCAGCGTGCAATCCAATCCCTTGAACGGACCAACCTCTATCGACGCCCGATCCCCATCACGAAACGACTTGTCCGATGCCATACGCGATACGTCAACTTTCTCAAAAAGAGATTTCAATTCAGCGACATCCGCATCAGTTATGTGCCAGAATTTCGAATTCGAACCAACAATGTCGACGACATTCTTCTGCTGAAATAGTGCATGAAAAGCCTCAGCACGCGGTACGCATCGCACCATCACATATCCCGGGAAAAACGGCCGCTCGAACTCAAACTTCTTCCCGTGCCTTACATCAGTGCGCCGCTCAACCGGCAAAAACGCCTCCACGTTTGCCGCCGTCAGATGCTTTTCCACAAGCGATTCCCGCTGCGATTTTACCTGCAGGCAGAACCAGCGGGCATCCTTGGGGCGTGATTCGCAAAGATCGCGAGAGGCAGCAGAGAGAATGCGGCGCGCTTCGGAAGCGATTCGCGCCTGTCGCTGCTGTCGGCGATAGACTGCGTCCCGCTCGCTTGCCGAAAGTTCTGCCTCGATCATGGGCCGGTATCCGATCTTGTTGCCGGTGATCTTATTTTGCATCGTCATAGCCCCGCTCCATGCTGAGTGCCGCTCTCACGGCGATTTCGAATTCTCTAAGCCCCTCCGGGCCACCCTTCGGGAAGTAGACAACCGGGAACGTTCCCGGGTCTGGCACCCACGGCCAATTTTCCCGTTCGTGAAGCTCGTGCCACGCGTTCCACGTCTGCGATCCGACCTTGACCGGCTCAACGAGATCCTTCAGCGCCTCATAGCGCGCGCTCACCGCGGCCCGTTCCCGGTTCTTCGCCGCGTCATGCAGCCGGTTCACGTCCGGATAGCCTTCGGCCAGTACCGCGTTGCTGTACTCGATCTGGTCGAAATTATCGGGGAACACGAGCGTACCGTCTTCATCAAGCCAAAGCCCCTTGCGCTGCGCATAGGCCTCGGCGCGACTAGGGCTGTAGCTGGCCAGTGTCTCGTAGGAGCTGCGAACCTTGGCGCGATCGGCGGGCTCGACAGCCACCGGCCCGTTGAGCAGCGGCACCATGCGAGCGATCGACCAGACCGGCCCGAAGATTGGTGCAGCGATACGGCCATTCACGGCCAGCTGAGGAACGCCGTGCCCGGCATGCTTACTGGCATATGCCGATCTATCTGCGTCCGTAAGCATCTCCCAAACCAGATCGCGGAAGTAGTTCGCGACCGGCATGGGCTTCGCCGTCCGGTCCCGCTCGCATTTTGCCAGAAATACATCCCGCCCAGCGCAGGCGGCGTCCTGCTGCTCCGTTGAAAGCTTGGCAAACTGCTGTGCGATATGCCCGATAGTCGAGCCCATCCACTTCGGCCATTCGCCTTCCCGGTACCCGTGTCCGGTGCAGAAGTTCTGCACCCGCTTGATCAGCGCCGCATTCACCGATCCATGACCATCCGAAGATCCGCGCTCGCGCGCCTCTCTCTGATTCCGTTTATCAGGAGGCGTTAGAGAAGAGGCGTTAATAGGTGCCGGTCCAGAACCGGCAGGGGGTGCCGACTCTGGATCGGCAGGGGGTGCCGATATACCGGCAGGGGTACCTCTGTTTTCACTCTCCTGATTAGGATCAAATTCCTGTTCGTCCTCGGCATCCCATGCGTCAAACGCAGAGCTATCAACGACGCTGTCATAGACGACGCGATACCAATGGGCGCTGTCACGCCCGCTTTTTTCGACGACCTCACGGCGCTCCAGCGCACCGATATCAACGAGACGATTGATCGCTGCCTGGACGGTCGATCGAGAGCAGTCGAGCGCCTTGGCAAGCTGCACCTGGCTGCGTCGGCACCAGCCGTGCCGCGTGTTGGCATTGCGCCCGAGCATGCACAGCACCTGCAGATCCTTGCCCTTCAAGCGCGGGTCTGTGATGATCCAGCCGGGGATGATGGAAAGCCGGGGTCCGGTCGTCATGCCGCCACCCGCTCTTCCTGTACCGCAAGATGATTGCAGTTTGCCGCAACGAGCGCCCTCGCCACAGGCGGGCACACGCTGTTGCCGACGCAGGAGACCTGCACTTCCTTGGAGAACGACACCCACTTGCCGCCGTCGTCGTAACCGTCGATCTGGTAGTCGGCGGGAAAGCCCTGCAGGCTGTAAAGCTCGCGTGGCGTCAACATGCGCATGCCGATGTCGACGACTACGAACGTTGCGCCGTCTATATCGACAGTGACAAATTCGCGCTCGTCCCAGACGCCGTGCGCCCGCAGGAAGTCTGCGACCTGTCGCGCGCGCTCTGCCTGCGCCTCCGTGAAAGGTGGAACATCGACGGTTGCCTCAATGTGGCCGAACCGATCACGAACCGTCACCGTTCGGCACGGCTCGTCATGACGCCCGCCGTCACCGGTTCCGTAGTAGGATTGCAGGTAGGGCAGGATCAACCTGCTCTTGCCCTGCCCCTCCGGCATCACGGTCGCGGCCGACACGTCCATCGCGTGACCGGTCGACGTTCCGAAATCGCGCGCCACGTAAGCCGAGACGAGCTGCTGGTGCGATCCGGTCTGGGTGATAGTCGAAGCAGCCTCGTCAAGGCCACGGCCGGGATTGACGCCGCCTATGCGCCGGCTGTCATTGTTGGCCTGCGCCATGAAGCCGACGATGACCGAATTCTGGTCCTTTCCGCTTGCGGTGATCGTGTGCGCCTGCCCGTCTATTGGCCGATTACCGCCGCCCTGCTGCGCATAGGTCAGCACCGGAGCGATCATCGCGTGTCGGTTCTCGCATGGAATGACGCGGATTGCCTCGTCCATGGGGGATGACCGATCTAGACCGCCCTTTCCCTCCCCGTAATATGCGTTGAGGTGTGGGGCGATCAGAGCCTTTTCACCCCGGCGCGCTCCAGTAATCGTCTTGATCGGCTCGTCGATATTCTCGACACGGCCGCCATGGGTGAGATTGACCAGAAACGGCCGCGCAGCCTTCAACACGTAACGGTCGAAGCCTCTCGCAATTCGAGCCTCTGAAGCGTCGGCCAGCGGACGCACAGCGCGCAGGCCATGCTTGGCATAGATCTCGGCAGAGGTTTCGAAGATTGAGGGGCACGGCAGGCTGAAATCGATGCTGTCGGCCGTGATCGGCCAAGGCAGCTTGCGCCCGGCAACAACATCGGGATCGTTGGGCGCGCCATGCGTCGGCTCCGGCCACACGATCTTCTCACCGTCGAAGCGCATGATGATGAACAGCCGCTTGCGGATCGTCGGCGCGCCGTAGTCGCGGCCGCGCAACTGGCGCATCTCCATTCGGGCGCCGAGGCCGCGGAGTTTCTTGCACCATTTCTGGAAGGTCTCGCCCTTGCGTTCCGGGTCCGGCCGCTCGCCCTTGGCGGTCTGGATCAGCGGGCCGTAATCCTTGAACTCCTCGACATTCTCCATCATCACGACGTCAACCTTGCCGCCGCTTTTCTGGATGCGCTCGACCCAGCCGGGGATGATCCAGCACAGGTCGCGGATATTGCGTGAGACAGGCTTTCCGCCCTTTGCCTTGGAGAAATGCTTGCAGTCCGGCGAGAACCAGGCGAGCCCGATATGCTTGCCGCGC